ACTCTCCGTAAGTTTTCGCAAAAATCGAAGGGGAGGTCAAACTAAAAATCATAGGAGGTATATTATGGAAATTCAGAAAATCAGCATCGACAAACTCAAACCGGCAAAATATAATCCACGTAAGAACCTTAAACCCGGCGACCCGGAATACGAGAAAATCAAGCGCAGTATCCAGGAATTCGGCTATGTTGAACCTATCATCTGGAACAAGCGCACCGGCAATGTCGTTGGCGGCCACCAGCGTCTCAAGATTCTTAACGAACTTGGCGAAAAAGAAATCGACTGCGTCATTGTGGACATGGACGAAACCCGCGAAAAAGCACTTAACATCGCCCTCAACAAAATCTCCGGCCAGTGGGACATGCCTCTATTGAAGGACCTGCTCCAGGAACTGGACACCGGCGCTTTCGATATGGCGCTGACCGGCTTTGATGTGCAGGAACTTGAGGAGATGATGAGTCAGGTACATATTGAGGAGCCTGAGAAGAAAGAGAAAGAGCCAAAGATAATCGTATGCCCCAAGTGTGGACATGAGTTTGAGGCATTTACTCTTAAAAAGGATTAAAAATCAACCATTAATTTTTTAAAGCTCTTTGCTTCGGTAGGGGCTTTATTTTTTTGCCCTTTTTTAAGCACTGACTACGCCCTTTTCCAGCCTCACAATTTTTCTAAACCTACACTTATATGATTTGATTAAACTGTAAGTCTGTAAACATGCTAAATGCTAGTATGTAATTATTAAAAAGAATAAAATAATTTAATATTAGTATTGACTTACTAGCAACTACATGGTATAATGAATTATAAGATTTGAGGGAGGGGAAAAGATGAAGGAACTTATAAAAAGCGAAATCGAATCAGCAGTAGTCAAGGTAATAGCAAGCCTTGAACCGGCAAAAACAGTAAACCCAAGCAGATATGCGGACATGGTAAGATGGACCGAAGGCGTAGCAAGGTCAATGTACAGAGAACTCGAAGCATTAAGACCTACAGACTTTAAGGTATACCACGTAGTAGATACCAAGACTTACCTAAACGCTTTTAGAATGTACCTCAACGGATTGCAGAACCACGGCGACAGCGGACAAAGGATATTCGCAGCAATAGTCAGCAGCATTTAATAATAATAAGCCGAGCCGGGCGGCGAATCCCGGCAGATCGGAGGGTATTATGAAAAAAGTTATCGGTGGCAGCATGTACGACACCAAAACAGCAAAGAAGTTGGGAGAATGGACTAATGGTGAAAGGTGCGGCGATTTTAATTACTGCGAAGAAATTCTTTTCCGTACAAAATCAGGCAAGTACTTTATTCGCGGCGAAGGCGGGGCAATGACCAAGTACGCTCAATCAGCAGGAAACAATAGCTGGTCAGGCGGCGAAAGAATAGAGCCTCTTGACAGAGCCTCAGCAATGGAATGGGCGGAAGAGCATTTAGACGGCGACGAATACGAAGCGATTTTTGGACCGATTGAGGACGGCACCGAGCAGCTCAGCATTACCATACCTGCAGCATTAAAAGCAAGACTGTGGGAAATGGCGGAGCAGCGGAAGGTGTCAGTATCGGTGCTTGTGCTGGAAGTGCTGCAGAAGGCGGTGGAGAAGCCCGAATAAAGCTCCTTTATTAATTTAAAATTGTTGGAAGGAGGAACACAAATGAACAAATTAGAAATGGCAAAACATATCACGGCAACATATAAAGGAATATCCCAAAGGATACTTCTTGCAAAGCTGGACTACCTCAAAAGTGGCAAGTTTTACGGCTGGAATGTAGAAGGAAAGAGATACAGGCTGATCAATAAAAGAGGCAGTTTTGCCATAGAGGAAGTGTAAGATATGAAACTAGCAACAACCGGCTATGATTGGTTTATTGTCGATGGATACCCGGATCAAGCTTTTTGGAAGGGATTTATTGAGTTGAAGGACAGGACGCTATACGGGAAGTTAAGGAGGAAGGGATGAACAAGGCATGTACGACGAAAAGAAAACCATAAAAGATACTATGGAATGGTTAGAAAGTCATTTTGATGGTGCGTGGGAGTTTAGCAAGGCAGAACTGACAAAAGAAGGATTGTTTCTTACGGATAATCAGGGATTGAAATTTAAAATTACAATGGAATATGTGGGATTTGTTGAAAAGTAAGCCTTTCGGGGCTTCTTTTTTTATTCTCCCAAACCGCACGATATCCACATCACAGAACAATCGGCACTTGTTAAATTATGCTGTTATAATAATGTTATATACGTGTTATTTTATACATGCTATACTATAGATAATTAAAAGTGTGACCAAAGGAAAGGGCATTTGCTCTTTCCTTTTTTTATGCAATTTTTGGGCCGAAAGGCCTTTTTTTATTGAGGTGATTTAATAAACGGAGGATGATTTTATGACCGGTAACAAACGTGGCAGGCCTTCAACGCCCACATCCTTAAAGGTGCTAATGGGCAATCCGGGCAACCGGCCTATCAACCAGGACGAACCAAAGCCGAAGCCGCTGATGCCGTATAAACCGAAGATGCTCAAAGGCGAAGCGCTGAAGGAATGGAGACGCATATCAAAAAAGCTTTACGACCTCGGACTACTTACTGAGATTGACGGCGCTGCCTTGGCTGCCTATTGCCAGTGTTATGCGCGATGGATACAGGCCGAGGAATTTCTGGAAAAGTACGGTCATGATAAGGACGGCAATTTCAACGGCTTCATGACAAAAACTGCTTCCGGATATCTGCAGCAGCTTCCGCAGGTGTCCATAGCCCAGACATATGCCAAGCTGATGTCCGTCTACCTCGGCAAATTCGGATTATCTCCGGCAGACCGTGTGGGTATGGCAGCTCCGAAGTCACCAGAGAAAGCCGGCAAATTCAGCAAGACTCTAAGTGGGTGATAAACCATGACACTTGGAGAACAGCAAGCACTCGGAAGACAGCAAGCCCAGAAGGCAATTGATTTTATAACCTGGCTCAAGCATGTAAAAGACCCTTGGCACGGATGCCAGTTTGAACTGCTCCCGTGGGAAGAGCAGATAGTAACAGATATTTACGGCACATTGAAAAAAGACGGTACGCGTCAATACCGGACATGTTACATCGAGGTCCCGAAGAAAAACGGCAAAACGGAGCTTATGGCAGCCTTGGGACTAAAGCAACTTTGCGCGGACGATGAATATGCGGCGGAAGTTTACGGATGCGCATCCGACAGAGGGCAGGCCAGCCTGGCATTCGACGTCGCTGTGGAAATGGTCGAGCAGGAGCCCGAGTTAAAGGCAAGGATGAAGCCGGTATTATCGAAGCACAGACTTGTATACCTGCCGACGAAATCCTTTTACCAGGTCTGCAGCTCCGAAGCTTTCACGAAACACGGCTTGAACGTGTCGGCTTGTTTGTTTGATGAGCTGCATGCCCAGCCGAACCGCGATTTGTACGATGTAATGACCTTCGGCTCAGGTGATGCGCGCCGGCAGCCACTATATTTTTTCATAACGACCGGCGGCAAGGACCCGGAACGGACGTCTATAGGCTGGGAAATCCATGAAAAAGCTGAAAATATCCTTCTCGGCAAGCGCAACGACCCGACATTTTACCCTGTGATATACGGATTCGACCCCGATAATAAGCGCATATGGACCGGCCGGGAGGCTGAGAAGTATAAAGGCAAGCAAAAAGAGGCCTGGCGGGACAAAAAAATATGGAAGTTGGTCAATCCCTCAGACGGAGTGGCCGTCCGAGAGGGAGCAATACAGGAAAGTTATGACAGCTGTAAGGGCAATGAGGCTGATGAGCTGAACTTCCAGCAGCTCAGGCTGAATATCTGGATAAAGGTCAAGACATCGAAGTGGTTACCACTGGAAGTCTGGAATAAGAACGCAGGAATTATCGTTCCGGAAAGGTTGAAAGACAGAAAGTGTTACGGCGGCATGGACTTGTCCGGCAAACTCGACATCACGGCATTTGTGCTTCTGTTTCCTCCGGACGACGAAAATCCCAAATGGGATATCCTCCTGAGATTCTGGATTCCCGAAGATAACATGTGGGAGCGGGTGAAAAAAGACCACATGAAGTATGACCAGTGGGTGAGAGCTGGCTTGATGAAGACAACGCCCGGCAACGTAATAGACTACCAGTTCATCCGGAAGGAAATAAACCTGCTTCACGACAGTTTTGATATACAAGAAATCGGATACGACCCTTGGAACGCAATGCAGACGGCAATTGAGCTGGAAGATGACGGATTTACCATGATGGAGGTTAGACAGGGATACAAGAGTATGTCTCCGCCAATGAAAGAGATTGAGGCATTGCTGACCGGCGGCAAAATGAACCACGGAAATCATCCGGTGCTTAACTGGAACTTCGACAACCTGGATGTAAAGCAGGATGAAAACGACAATGTAAGACCGGTGAAAGGCCGGGATAGAACTAAGAGAATAGACGGTATAGTGGCATTGATCAACGCCATGAACCGAGCAATAGAAGGCGAAGACAATACATCGGTCTACGAGACCCGAGGAATGAGACAACTGTAGAAGGGAGGTCGGACTGTGAATTTCATAGGTAAAGCAAGATTACTTTTTTCAGCAAGCTTCGGCGAATGGTACAAGGCTTTTATAAATGGCGATGATGACGGTCAGAATACGCCCTTCATGATCGACCGCGAAATTGCCCTGAAATATTCTGCCATATGGGCTTGTACCAGAGTTCTGGGCGAAACGCTTGCCAGCATGCCGCTTTTCACATACCGGAAGCAGGAAGATTTGAGTAAAAAAGAGGCCAATGACATAGGCCTTTACGATATTTTGCACTACGAGCCCAACTACGAAATGACACCCTTTAATTTCAAAGAGTCCCTAATGATGAACCTCTGCCTTGGCGGTAACGGATATGCCCAGAAGGTTTTCAGCAGCAGCAGGGTACCGGAACTCCTGGCGCTTTATCCTCTTGATTATGAGAATGTGACACCGGAGCGCGACAAGAGCACGAAGCGCATGACCTATAAGGTTGCATACGATGAGGGCGGCATCTCAAAAGAGAAGACCATGACCCGCGATTACATATTCCACATCCCGGGCGTCAGCATGAACGGGATCACCGGCATTATCCCGATCAATTATGCCTCAAAATCAATAGAGCTCGGCCTGACATACGAAACCTTCGGCGTGAATTTTTATAAAAACGGTGCCAATACGAACATGGCCATAACTCATCCAAAATCTTTGAAAGATATCCCTTATGAAAGGCTAAAAAAAGAGATTGAGGAAAAAAGAACCGGGCTTAAAAACGTCAACAAACCATGGCTCCTGGAAGAAGGCATGACAATCAAAGAACTGACCATAAATCCGGTAGATGCTCAGCATCTTGAATTAAAATATTTTCAAATCGAAGAAATCTGCCGGTTCTACCGGGTACCACTTCACCTTGTTCAGCACCTGCTCCGGGCGACGAACAACAATATCGAGCATCAGAGCCTTGAATTTATCATATACACCATGTTGCCCTGGGCAAAGCGCATAGAGGAAAACATCAACCTGCAGCTCCTGACCCGTGACGAGCGCAAAGCCGGATATTTCTCGGAATTCAAATTTGACGCTTTTTTAAGAGGCGATTTGGCAAGCCGCTATGCTGCTTATGCATCTGGGCGGCAATGGGGATTTTTATCAGTCAACGATATCCGGCGACTTGAGAATATGAACCCAATAGACAACGGAAACATTTATTTACAACCATTGAACATGGGAGAAGCTGGGAAAATTCAACCAGCAGACCAGCAAAAAGCCATGACGGAAGCCATATACAAAATGCTTGAAAACAAAGGAGATGAAAAATAATGCCTAAAGCGAAAAAGTTCTGGAAGTTCCAGGCCAAATCAGATAAATCCGGCGAGCTTATGCTTTACGGAGAAATATCAAGCGTCACCTGGTGGGGCGATGAAGTCACTCCAAAGGAATTCAAAAAGGATCTGGATGCTCTTGGAGATATAGACATTTTAAATATCTATGTCAACAGTCCCGGCGGCGATGTGTTTGCAGCTCAGACAATAGTCTCCATGCTCAAAAGACATAAAGCGCAGAAGAATGTCCATGTCGATGGCCTGATGGCAAGTGCAGCCACATTCCTTGTGGATGTTGGAAAAGTCTTTATGCCATCCAATGCCATGATGATGTATCACAACCCTTCATCCATTGTCTGGGGTAATGCCAGTGATATGCGCAAAATGGCCGACGACCTGGACAAAGTCCGGGAATCCATGCTTGCAATATACCGGGAGAAAACAGGCATGACGGACGAGGAAATCATTGCAATACTTGACGCCGAAACCTGGATGACCGCCGAAGAGGCTGTGGAGTACGGCTTTGCCGACGAACTCGAAGAAGAAAAGAAGGTCGCTGCCTCTATCAGCAATACGATTTTGATATTTAACGGCATCGAAACCGACATGTCAAAGTTCGTACACCCGGAA